TGGTCATAATAATCGCCAAGATGTACGATCTGTTCGATCTCATGCTCTTGACAATACGGAAAGAAGACCTTTGAATAAAAGTCTTCTGCATTCTTCAAAAAAATCTCAGAAGAATTACGGATACCGCAATGGGTATCGTTCAATATAGCTAATTTCAACTCATAAACTCCGTTAAGTCAGAGTCTGCAATTCGAGTGCGTTTCTTTTTCTTCTCTTCTTTTACAAACTCTTTTACTTCAGCGTCGGCATGCCTTACCTTTTCAATACGGTCTCGTAGAGTATCGACAAATGCGCCTACGACCTGTTGAGACATTTCATCGCCTAATTCATTATCAATAAAGTTTTCAATTCCTGACTTTGTCAAGTATTTTAATTTGATATCCTGTTGTTTCTTTTCTTTTGCAATACGTCGCAGAAAAGCGTACCATGTAATCTGTGTAAAGTATGCAAAAGCATTAGGTTTACCAGTACGAGTGGCCGCTGATATATCATAGTTCTCAATAGCTTTCAAACAGTTTTCAACAGCATCCATAACCATTTCTTCGCGATAAGTGTAACGAATAAAATTAGACTTGTGTGACAAACCTTCAGCTATTCGTAAAAAACAGGTGGCAATATAATCTGGTACAACCGGAAGTTGTTGTTCTTCTTTTTTGGCTTCTTGTAGAACTGTTACATAATCCACTACTGCCTGAGAAAACTCAGCATTATTGACATAATGGATTGCTGCTCTTTTTGTTCGTGCCATAATAAATCCTTTCAATAATATTATATCATACCGAATACAAAATGTATATAAAAAAAATTGCTTCTAAGTTGAAAACTTTTTTATGTACAAAGGCACTTTTTTAGTATATAATAAAGCTATAGTTTAGTTGCAGAGGCTGCAGTACCCGGTTCAAGGGCATCGTAATAATATTCCTCTGTATCTCCTAGTCTGTATTTATTGCCCACTTCTACCTGATAAAAATCAGTTGAAACTTTAAAATTAGGCATCATTGGATTTTCAGGTGTAAGTGAGTTGTCGTAAACTCTCATACGATTATTAGGATATAAAGCGTATTGACCATTCTCAAGCTCAATCAAATTAAAAGACTTATGCTCTTCCGGAACCTCGGACGTCGAATAGTCGATCTCATCAGCAGCCGCATGGTAGTTGTCGAGAGTACAAATATAGGTACCATACATGTTACCTTGATCCCGAGTACGAATCTCAAAGTCCATAGAGCCTATGAATTGTTTATAGATCGATGTTACACCATAATCCATACAATTCCAAAATTGAAGATTCGGCAATGTCAAATCCGGATCCGGCGTTTCTGGACTCGAAACAAAGGCACTGATTGGTAACTTATCGTACAGTGCTCCGTAATGAGGTAAAAAAGTTTCGAAATAAAAAGCTCTACCAGGTATCGACTTTGCGGTAACCCAATGACCTTCTACAAATTCTCCATGTCCTTCTTCATGGTCCATGAGGTATTCTTTTCTGACGTATACTTTTTGATTTGGTAAATTGCATATAAGCTGTGACATTAGTGTCTCGTTTTCCCAGGGTTAAAGTGAATGATTTTTGGATCTGATGAGTCTTGTGTAAAATTTTCCTCGCGAATTTTTTGAGCGATAAACTCTTCAAGCATTTCATCAGTCCAATCTTCGCCCATTTCATTAATAGCCTCTTCGAGGTCAAAGTGTCTCTTTTTATTTTTAGTAACTTCAACATCTCTCATAGCGCCTCTAAAATGTGTTTTTATTAAGGCTGAAGGCGTAGTTTCTCCGATAATATGACCAACATTAAGCAAAGCCAGCTCGTTAAAATCGTCTTGAAAAGATAACCAAGGTCTGAAAGCATAGTAACGCACGTTTGATTCAAAGTCGTCTGTTGCTATGACCTTTAACACTTTTCGTATCAGTATTCCTTCATCTGTGTCTTCAACAACTTCACAGATGATTTCATCATTGTTTGTCAGCTTAAATTGCTTTAGGTTCATATCGATACCTCTACGGTGTTATATTCGAATTCCTCTTTTTGATATATCTTTAATCTTTCCCATGAATGAAGTAAACTAAAATTCTTTCGATTTTTCCAACTTAAATCATCTGATATATCATAAAGCCAAGTTTTTCTACCATCACTGCTTTTTCGAAGACCTCTACCGATTGATTGTAATACACGTATTTGTGATTTTGACGGCGAAGCAAAAATGATATTATGTAACTCTCTTATATTTATACCTGTACTAAAAGTACCAAGTGAAGCTACAACTATCGCGTCATTTTGTTTTTCTACAATGCCTCGGATCGCCTCTCTGTCTGAAACATCCGTACCACCAGATACAAAAAAGACTTTACGATTCTCGTTTGCCTTATCTCTTATCAGATTAAACAGTGGTTTACCGTGCTTATCCACATAATTAAAAAGAACAAGCGTATTACCTTTTAAATCTACAGCTAAATTTCTAATAAATTTATTCCGTTTTTCGTGGCCAACGATAAAGTCGATTTCGTCTTGATATGCTTGTTTACCGAAGTCCTTGCGTATCTCTTGTCCATAATTAAGAACGAGTCGCCTGATAGATAGTTTTGCCAAAGTGTCGTTATCTTGTAGTTCACGCGTGGTTGTGACCTTGTATGTTTTCCCGAATAAACCTTGAAGTACGAGTTCATGTGTTTGCGATCCATCTAAAGTTCCTGTCGTTCCAAATCTGTACTCCGCTTCAGTACATTTGTTCATTATATTCATCAATGACTTTGATTTAAAGCCATGACACTCATCGCCAAATACAGCGCCAAACTGCTCGAACCATTGTTTTGGTAACTTATACACAGATTGCCACGTTGTAATAACACACTCAGCATTTTCAATGACCTTATCTTTACCAGAATAGATACGATGCATGGCACCTTCATTCCAACCGTATTTTAAAAAGTCAGAATGCATTTGTTCAACAAGCGATGTTGTTGGTACTATTACAAGTACTTTACTGTTTTCTTCAGCGAGTTTTTCAAGCCAGTATCGAGCAACAGCGTATATTATTAAAGATTTTCCCGACCCTGTTGGACTGAGAAGAATCGCTCTTTTTCTTGTAAGCGCTTCTCCAACGCACCCAAACTGATAGGTACGAAGATCAAAAGGAAGTTTAAGCCCGGTAATAAAAAGTTTAAGATCGTTTCCAGTAATGTGGTTTCTATCATCGGGTGCTCCGTACTTAGTTCGTTCTGACTCTAGTATATATCCTCTTTTTGAGCAAAAATCTTTTAAGTGGTAAAATAAACCTGCAGGTAAAGTACGATCTCTTAAGGTAAAGATTCGTATTTTGCCGTCCCACATACGATTACGGTACGCGGGCATAAACTTGTAACCAGGTACGTAAAAGCTGAAAAACTCATTGAGTTCTTGCGCTGTACCTGAGTCGCAGGTTATTTCAAAATTTGCGTGATTTAACTTCCTGACTCGAATTGTTTCCACTTGATTATATTACCAATAGTTTGATGTCGCCAGTTAAGGTTACTTATTATCTGTTCTAAAGTATCTATAACAGTCTTATAGTACTGTATTTTCTCTTCAGACTTCTGTATTTCTGGATCTGAGTCGTAGTAATAATCCATTTCGCCTTTCAGTATTTTCAGGCCGTTAAACGGATCAGGATCCCATCCTTTTTCTACAACGTCTTCTTGTGACATTTTACCGTTATAATATAACCACTTCTCTTTCAACAGAACTTTCTGCTGAAACTCTGTACGCTTGAGCATAAGCTTTGTCGTTGAAAGAAGCTCGAGATACTTCGCATGCAGTTTAGGTGTTTCGCGAGAAGACTCATCAAGTTGCATCTTGATATGGCTGTCTTCAGCCCACATGTCATGTATCTGTTTCAAGTCAATCATATTATAATTATATCATAAAATCAAGCAAATGTAAACGATTATTTTTTATTTAGTAGCTAATTCCACCCCACGAACTTCCACTAGGTGCGCTTGTAAAGCCAGAAGGCTGGTTGCCTCCGTCAGTTGCGTTACCTCCTGAAGCCATAGCATATATTTGTCTATCCGCTTTAAAAGTTGGGTTTGGACTACCATGCCCTCCAATATGCAAATGAGTTGTGGTATTACAAGTAAATCCAGCAAATCCAGGATAAAGCAGATCATCTCCAGTATCTACTGCGTTTCCATCTGATGCAAAGGAAAACTTTGTAATGTGATCATATCCACCGTAACTTGGCGTGTATTGCATGTAACTATAACCATGCGTAGGTGATTGTGATCCTTGCAGCATTGCTGAAGGGTTTG